GTCATTGCACCTATACTTGCTGCAAAAGCTTTCCCTAATTATCTATAAACTAAATTAATTGGTCCTATTGCAACACCATCCCCTGTGCAAACTGGATTGTTAATTATTCTAGGTGGTTGCATGGACTTATAAGAATCAGAATCAATACCTTGTTAAAATGCTTCTGGCTTATGTAAAGTCTATTCTGCTTTAACAAAGGCTTAATATGTTGGCATATTAAATTTTCTAGATATTAAGTTTTTCCTACCCATCTCGTAGACGGTTCTTCTGCTTGGATCTTATGATCTTAAAAAACTATCCCAACAAATCATATCTGATTCTGTCATTTTAATTTCTAAATTATTTATAGTTTATTAGAATGTAACTAAAGGTTATTATTAAGGCTTGATATTATTAAAATTTAATAATCTCTCTTACATGCCAACTTTAATATTATGAATTGAATTAGGATTGAAAAAGTAAGGTTTTACTTCTTAATGTTATCTATCTATTAGATTCACTTTCCCTATTTGAAGCAATTTTAATGGTCTTCTTTCTAGTTATTTAATCATATATTTATTTTATTGATCTAATTCTGATTTCTTAAATACTATTAAATTATCATTATATGCTTCATTTGATTCTAATGAACTTTCTTTATAATAATCATTTATAATCTAACCATGAAATCCACGTAAATCAAAATTCATAATATTACTTTTAAACTTATAAGTTTACCAGGTTAAATAAGCTGATAAGCTAATATTTCCTAACAACCCATAAATTATTTTTAATCCATCAAAGGACTCTTTATCAATTCTTCTATACCACGATAGGGGCAATTTCAAATTAAAGAACTTGTATGTTATAAATTAAACTGCACTTAAAGCTACTCCCAATGCTATCCATTTGTATTTGTTCAAAATCTTCTTTAATGTTAATTCTGCTTTTGGCAAATCATTCACTTTCACCTAATTAACTCTATGTTAAACTACTTATTTAAAGGTGATACCACGATTATATTCTTATATGCTGAAGAGCACTGCTGCATTGAATAAAGTGGTTTCAAAGTGATTATCTTGAACTAAAACATTTTATGTTAAGCATTGAAAATGTAAGCCAGAGCTTACTAAGTCAAATTTGCCTTAATTTAATGAGATTTAAAAATCTTATAATATTTTCTTTTAAGCAAATTCAACATATATAGCTCTAGTAAACAATTCTATTTTTTCTTCTAAAAAGATTGCAGTTAACACATTTTTATTTACTAATTGAAATCTAGTAGCAACTTCACTAAACTCTATTTTGTTATAATCAACTAATACTTTTATAAGTTTGAGTGAGTGCTTACTTAATCCAGCTAAATCTAATTATTTATGTACAAAGCCTAATGCTAAGTCTGCTCCAAGCCAGTAACCTTAAAATTCATTAGGTATTTCAGATAATATTGCGCTTTAAGGTAATTTGAATGTGGAAGTTCCAATCCTTAATCTACCATCTTAACACAATTTTAAATAATTATTAAAATCTATACCTTCTGGAGCTAATAATACAAATAATAATCTGTTTTAACTAACATCTTTTGGTAATCTGGTGTAATTTAATTTTTAAAAAACTTCTATTATAGCACCAGAAAACCCTATTTAATCTTTATGAAGTAAGGTTAATGTTAATTTTAATATGGATGCTTATTAATTTTTCTTAGGATCATAATCTTCAGGTAAGGCCAAGTCATTGCTTTAATAAAAAAGCTTATTTGTACTTGACACTGTGTCAAAAACTATAACTTGAAAATCATCTATTTCAACAGATCCGACAGAGAATGCTTTTTCGCTCAAGGCAAATTGTTTCACTCTGTCATCATCCAATAATAAGATTTAATCTTTTAATGATTTAGGGCTAATTTTTTCAGGATCTTAAGTTATTAAATTAACTGGTAAACTATTTACTTATTCTCCTGTACTAACTTTTAAATTCAGTGCTTATTCTTCTTCAATTATAACTTCTTCTTCTCCATCTTTATTTAGTTTCTTTGTTGTAAAAGGAGTCCCGAATCTAACTACGCTAACTGGTTGTATGCTAATCATACTATTCATATAACAACAGTGAGCTATTTTTAGGTTCTCTGGCTTTATTATGACAAATGCTTTACTGTGGCCAGTATAACCTTACAATTACTCACCCCTAGTTATGAATCTGAATGTAGGCCAACCATGTGCATCTAAGAACCAACTTAGGACTTCTCTAGCATACTCTATACTAACTTATTCAGGAGGTAATATTGAGTCATTTTTATTGCACCAACCTTTTAAAAATTTCATAACAATTTAACC